TAAGCCATTTTATATGGTGGCTAGAGATTTTATGAATCACTGCGCGCTTAAGCACGAAGTTAACGAAGGTACCGGTCGAATAACTCAATTCTCGAGCGGAATGTTGAAAAGAATATCATCACTAATAGGATATGGAGTGTCTGAATCTGCGGATAATATAGCTGACCTCTCACAGACAGCGGGAGATAAGATATCGTTAAATGCATTTAGAAAGTCAATTGGAAACGGACAGTTTGTGGCGACATTTAACGAAGGGTGGGGAGATACAAGCTCTGGCGATAGTGAAATGGTCACAGGCCAGAGCTATTACGCAGACTCATTCTTTAAAAATGAAAAGTCAGGCGTGACAAAGAGCATAAAGAGATTTACAAAGCTTGCATCTGACCTTGAAACACTAGAGTCTTCAATGTATAATTTTTGCAAAACATATTTCCCAGGCATCCCATTCACCGGAGGCGGAGGAAGCCGCCGCACCACCAGGGCATCAGGAGAAGATGATGCAGAGTCAATAAATCTTGTCGGTCAGGTACAGGCCAGCAACAGGGGAAGGAACTCACTAAATAATCCAGCATCTCTATTTCAGCGGATCTATGAGGCTATAGCTGAACGAGTAGAGTCGGATTATGCACCTTCTGACGGTGGAATCGGAGTCGGAGAGACAAGTGGATATGCAGTTATGATGGCATCTGCTATGGATCCAGAAGCTGCGTGGGCTGGACTAAAGTGGATCTGGTCGAAGATGAGAAAAAGTGAAAATGATACAGACGATAATGAGGAGAATTTAGAGGCGTCAGCTACAATTTATCTAGATGCCATATGGGATGCATTTGGTCTAGATGAGTCAACGAATAGGGGAGCTCAGAATCCAGATACAATAGAGTTTTACGGAAACGGATATGATAGTGACACTGCACCTCTTAATTTGTATGCATATGGTAGCGAAGGTACTAACTGGGCAGACTATTTCGGATCAGATCCTTCGGGTGATATAGGTAGTGAAAGATTAACATGCGATTACAATGGTCCGTGGGAGCTTTCATATCTCAGTCAGGGAAGAGACTGGAATACCATGTCGAAGCTACACGATATGCTATTAGGCGATAAAGGTCCTATGTCGACAAACGGCGGCGTTGATTATCTAATCAATGATGTCCGTGATGCAATTTCTGACTGGGAGACGTCAGTTATATCCGGATATGAGGTTGACGAGGATGTCTCTGTAGGAGATAAGACATCTACACTTAAGATAGATGAATATGGCAGGGTGATGATGGGCTGGATAATTCTTCTTGTTATATTTAAGGAGTCTCTAACCCTTTGTATTCCGAGAGCTAGTCACAGTCCAGACACTACATTCCGTATCGGATGGTCTAGAAGAGCTGCGTGGTCGCTGGTGAATGCAAATGATATCAAAGGTCTTGATCCGGATGAAAGGACAAGCACGATAGCAGGTTCTGACTATAATGAAGTAACATCTGGAGAGTGGGATCCATCCAGCGGATTTGGATTCAGAGACGCTGTAGAGGAGAATCTAGATCTATTCTATAAATATTTTATCACAATGATGGAATATGAGGTTAATGTGTGGAATAACATGTATTATATCGTTGAGATATGTGACAGGGTTAAAGACACAGTAAATGACATAGTCTCAACATTTAGTGAGTCATCCACATCGAATGATCTAATAAAAGAGATGAAAGCTATCCAGAAAGATCCGAAATTAAGCTCCATTTTATTTTCATCATTGACTCCAGATCAGGTGAGGTTGTCTAGATACCTTCATAGCGCGCTTGGACAGACAAATAGAACATATCCATACCTCCCAGCCTCATCAGCAGTCATACCTAACACGTCAAAAAATCTTGGAACAGCATCTCGATTAAAGGGATTTTTAGACTCGGAGGATACAGGTAAAAAGAGGATATTTACAATAGGCTTGCCATCAGGTCTGGTGGAATTTTTAAGGAGAGCCGCTTCAAGATCTCTTCTTGATCCAGATTTCAACGAGTCAACAATTGTAAAGATATCACTATGGAAAAGAAATCTTCTAACAGAGACCACAGCTGACGTCCCAGTAGAATATCTATTTGATCTAAAACGATTCATGCTTGATGGAAGGAGATCGTGGCCAATAACCTCGAGAAATATGTCTTCATATTCGGATGCCAAAGAGATAGATTCAGCGTGGCAGTATTTTAAAGGTCAGACAATAGATGATATGCTTAATGACGCAGTAATTTTAAAATATGATAGATATGGAGTGGGAACAACGTTTCAGGGCACTGCTTATTCTGATGACTTTAGAGAAAAGATTGCTGACGATGGTACCCTAGATTCTTTAACTGAAGAGCTCATGCCAACGTGTGCTAATACAACTGGAAAATCTAAGGATATCCTTGATGAGATTTTTTATAATCACGTAACAGATTATTATCTCAAGCTATACCTACGATTAACGTCTGGTATCGATGTTAGAGAGGAAGTTTTTTGCTTCAAAGATGAGGACACAGAGATAATAGAGGCAGATTCAAATCTTTCATCTAGAAGAAAAAAGTGGGCAAGTCTTCTTAAATCTATGTATGGCACAAGAGACATGGCTAGTAGCATAACATACCAGAGGGTGCTTGGCGAGCTTGATAGATCAATATTCTTAAGCCCTGAGCGATACAAGAATAGAATCATCTATCCAAAGATATTTGACAGGGTCTTTTGTGTTCTCGTTGATGAATCTTGGTGGGAGTCTGACGAGCCAGAGGCGTTTAGCGCAGTTGATTTTGCTACAGGCATCAATAGATTTCAGAATGTCGCAGCTAAAAGCAAGGTGGCAAGATTATCACTAAAATCTAAGACAGACGATCCATCATTTTTTCAATACTACATAACAGTTACTTTATTGCCAGAATTTGATTAGAGATCTTACACCACACAGGAGAGGAAATGGGAAAAAGGAAATTCTTCAAATCATCATTTTCTTCAGATGATAGCTTTGTAGGAACGACTGTTGAAGCTGCTATTGCTGGGCTTGATGAGCTAACAGATGGCTGGGATTTTGTGACATACCCCAGCGCACCAGTTACCCAGATAGACATTCCAGAGCCAGCTAAAATAACATCAAATTTCACTTATAATTTTTACACCAGAGACGAGAGGACTAATGGGGCTGGAAGATTTGCTGTGCTCGATATCAACAATCTAACGCAAGAAGATGAATTTATTAAAAAATCTGATAGATTCCCTAGGTTTAATAGATTATTCATATTGCCTACAAGATTTGAAAACGAGGACAAATATCTTAAAGGTCTCGTAAAAAGATTAGGACCAAATATAATAAAAGATAACTTAGAAGAGATGCAGTATGAAGATTCGATGGCAACAGCAAATTTTTCTTCAATGAGATTAAAAGATGATTTTTTAGATGAGGAGTTTTATAATGCTCTCTCATCGTCAATATCATTTTTTGGATTAAAACAGGACACAAGCGGAAATCAGCAAGCATCTGAGCTAGAGTCTGAGCTGACAGGTTCAACATTTTCAACTCAAGGATCACAGATTAGAAATTCTCTTTCAAATATTCAATCACAAGGTGTCGCTTACGCCCCGTCTGATACGAGAAAAGAGATTTCACAAAATGCACTGTCAAGTGCAACAAACATAGACTTTTCTGCAATGATCAACAATAAGATCGTAAAGAATATAATACAGGCCTCTATTGAAGCAAAGTCAAATATCTATGAAAATGAATTGAATACAGTTTTAGAATCAGCAAAAACAATACAAGATGGAGCAATTGGAAATACAACTCCAGGAACAATTCCATCTGATGAATTTGAATTAGCAATAGGTGGGCAAATTCACATGCTCGCATTAGACTCAGAGACAACTAAAGGGATTCAAGATAGTATTGATGATGCAATGGAGATGAATGAGACGTCCTACCCAATAGGATATCTAGTTGAAAAGATAGAGCTTGCGCAGGTGGGAGAAGATTTTGAAAGAATAGAGCATACTCCGATAATAGTGGAAGGATATAGGCCTGTTAATCTACTTGACAAAGATATACGATATGGAGCGACATACATCTATAATGTTAGGACTGTAGCTCTCACGAAAATTGAGGCGCTAAGGAGAGATTACGCAGATGATGTAGAGGATCAGACTGTCATGGCAACCATGATGGTCGCATCATCAGGTATATCTACAAAGGTAGACTGTGTCGAGACAATACCCCCAAACCCACCGCAAAATCTTAGGTTCCAGTGGGACTATAGTGAGAGAAATTTGGTTCTATTTTGGGAAGAGGAGCTGAATCCACAGAGGGATGTTGTCAGGTATCAGATATTTAAGAGAAAATCTATTCACGTGCCATTTACTCTTATAAATGAGTTTGACTTTGATAGATCAACGTCGAGAGTTGTTCCCCTTGAAAAGGCACCAAAAGATAAGATTATAAGAATGATGGGACCAAACAAGATGTTTAGAGATAAATCATTTAAAAAAAATGAATCATACATCTACACACTCGCTGCAATTGACGCCCGCGGATTCTCATCAAATTACTCAGTTCAACTTCGAGTGAGATTTGATATGTCAAGAAATAAGATCGAAGTAGATCTAGTATCTAGATCAGGAGCTCCCAAGCCTTATCCAAATCTATATCTAAATAGAGATCTTTTTGTTGATACAATTAAAGATTCGGGTCACGAGAGGATGAGAATTTTCTTCGATCCTGAATATTATGATGTCTTTAAGACAAAGACAATTAAGACATACAGAAAAAAGAAGCCAAAGATTATAAAAAAGACCCAATTTCTAGATTTGATATCTAATAACTATAAGTTACAGATAATTAACGTAGATAGCCAACTTAGCAAGGTTGTAAATATATCAATTGATGACCAATCAGGTGACATGCTTGAGATTCCCATGACAGATACCACATTATTGACCATTTCTTGATAATGATTTACTTCGAATACCTTTTATCTATATATTTAATGACAGGAGCGTAAAAATGGGATTTCTTGATCAGAGTACCAATAATATTATTTTAGACGCGGTTTTAACAGACCTCGGAAGAGAGGCTTTATCTAGAAATGATGGAAGTTTTGAAATTTTTAAATTTGCATTTTCGGATGAAGAAGTCGACTATGGTAATATAGTACACTTTGGAAGAACTGTAGGAAAAGAAAAGATTGAAAAAAATACACCAGTTTTAGAGGCAGTGACACAGGGAAATCTTGGTCAAAAGTATAGATGTAGGTCAATTAACAATGATGCGCTAACTAGGCTTCCATCACTATCTATAACTGAGGGATTGACAGATGATATACTGTCTTTGTCTAGGACAAGTACAACAGGTGCTACATCTGAATTTGTTAAATTCAAACAGGCTCTAGAGTCAGGTACACTTGATCCTGATTTGACGGATTTCAGCTATAGGCTTACAGTAGATTATCTTTTCCTTGGGATAACGAATAGGGTCCCAGATAGTGTGGATACAAATAATGTGGCGATATATACAATACCTTCTGCCGCTTCAATCGACGCACAGAATCTATCTTCAGTGGGCATGACATTTTATGCAAAATCAGTATCATCTGATCTGTTTTCTTCATATCAGCAAAAAGGCGGATCTGTTGTCGAAAAGATAGCAACTCTGTCAGGTGTCAATTCTGGTGCCACACTAAGTTTTAGAATTCAGATATCATAATATTTTGAGGTAATAGTGGCGACATTTAAAGAACTTATAAGCGCTGACAAGAAGACAACTAAGTCATTTCTTAATCAGCTGGTTGATATAATCCAGGAGGACATTTCTGGATCTCTTACGAGAAAGACATATCAGGTATATGTCACAGGCGGGATAGGCCCTGGTGTGACATCTTCTCTATTTCAAACTGTATACGATCAGGATTTCTCTTTACAAACTGCAAATCCAGTACTTGATCTAACTGTTGGAATATTTTCTGGAAGCGTAGCAGTTGCATCTTCATCAACCGGTGTAGATTCGACAGGAAAGGTGCTTTTTCCATCGAATTCTCTTATGATGAGAGAGAAGATATCAAACTATAGACAGTTTTCACAGTTGCTTCTTGGAAATGCAGATAGTCAATTTGCATCTCCATTTTCTGGATTTGCTACCACAGACCTTATAGATCATGGATTATTCATCTGCTTTAAACGCTTATTTGCAAGAGATATGATCAAGAGAGAGACATTTGCTATGAGGTTTTATACGTCAGCTTCTGCATCTCCGGGAGAATCAGGTAGACCAAAAACATCCGGGCCGGGTGAAGAACCCGGCGATGGTAAGTGTGAAACAAATCTCATAATGACTTCAATATCTGGATCGACTATCTTTACAGACGTAGGATCATCAAATAACCAGGAGTCATCTTTTGGCGGTGCTGTAGGAAACATTGTTAATTCTTCAAATACAGATGAAAACGTTGGTCTAATGTTCTATGAGCAAGGAATTGCATTATTCGACATAGAAAAGATAATATCAGGAACACAACACGTGTCTGGTGTAATCGCAGCTATGAATGATCAAAATCCTGCATCTGTTGGAACAGGATACACAATTATTGGAACAGGTAGCTATGGCAACGGAAAAGCAAAGTTCGTTCCGGACCTCATGGTATCTGCATCTATGGATGATATACTAAATCACTTCGCATCTTGTAGATTTAGCTCTGGATCTAACACAGCAATAACATTTCAAAATCTAACAAATATAAATTCGACACTAATATTCTGTAGAGCGACTGCAGATGAATTTAATTACTCATCGAATCCTACTTATACCGATGCTACGACGAACAAGATACGTGTAATTGAGACTGGTCAGGAAAATACGCAAAAGGCGTTTTGTTTCATAACTACAGTTGGATTATATGATGCGGCTGATAATCTTCTCGCTGTAGCAAAGCTATCTAGGCCAATAGAAAAGAACAATGAGAAGGATATAACGATTAGAGTTAGGCTTGATTTCTAATGGAGATGGTAAATGTCTCTTATAAAGATTCTGCCAGAATATGTTGAAAAATTTTCTCTAACTCTACATCCAGAGGTACGATATACAAGCTCATCATTTCAAGGTGGAACTGCGTATCCCACTGGAGCGATGCCGGTTGCAGTTAGACCAAGCAAGTGTTTGAAAAATCTAACAGACCCGTCTCAGATGGGGCAGAATTCATACGATCCCAATAGCCCAGGAGTGGTTGGATTTAATACCGGTGATTTTTCTATGGTAGCTAATCTCAATGAGGTAAGAAAGAAAGTAAAAGAGATAATGGCCGTCTCAGGATCATCTGCTGATGTTAGTCTTATACTTGGAAACTACATGGAGCTTGTTAATTCTTCATCTGAAGTTTCAAGAAATAAAAAGAAACTTCAAATTGTTCGTTTTGATCCCCCTTTCTCATTTACACTAAATTCATCTGTAAAAAATTGTGTTAGAAGTGTCTTAATGCCATTTTACTCATCTTATTATGATATGTGTCAATTTTCATATACCAACTATAACACACTTAATTTTTTTACTGGGTCTCTAGTTCCGTCAACTTCGTCCATAATATACCCAAATTTTCAATTGGGAGATAGTCCCAGACCTTATTCTCCCACCGGCTCATTTAGTTTTGATTTTTATATAAATCCGAGATATGCTAATGACTCCGGAGCAGAGTTTAAAGCTGGAACTATAATGCACATATCATCAACATTTGCATTATCACTAGTTTCTGGAACGTTACGAGATGGAAATGGATTAGTAGATGGATATAGAATGTTACTCCAGCTCAGCCACAGTGCAGACATATCTCCATCTACAGTTGATATATCGAAGAAAAATAACACACGTGTGTACCCTAGGGATCTTATATTCACATCTAAAGATAACTCTTTAAGAAAGAATCACTGGCATCACGTATGCGTTAGGTGGGGAGGCGATACAGTTAATGATGGCACAGGTAGCATAGTCATAGATGATAATTCATATAATTTTAATGTACCGTCAGCGTCAATACTTCCACCTTCTCATGTAAGTACAAATGCATTATTTATAGGGAATTATTATGAGGCCCCTGTTTCATCTGATGAGGGTGATTTTTTTAATAGAAATGCTGGAATAAATGAGGGTGTCTACCCTTATGAATACGGAAGAGTCTCTGGCGATCCAGATGTTTTTCTTTTTAACCATCCATTAAATGCTGAGGTTCATGATTTAAAAATATTTGATGATCATATAACTGACAAGAAGATAAAATATAACGAGAAGTTTGGACAAAGAAATTTCGGATCAGAGATGAATCAAGATAGGCTTATGTTTTATGTTCCTCCCCTTTTTACAAAATCTAGCAAGACTAGAGAGTCACTAATAACGCCGTTTCAAACTGAGAGAAAGTGGACACAGAATCCATTTAATACAACATTTTCCTTCGGCGTGGGAGGATATCTCATAAATCTTCAAAATTTCACAAGAGAATTTAGAAGGGGCTATTATCCAAGATTATTTAGTTTGACAGCGTCGACAATAGATACAACTGTTCTAGACGTAACAGCGAATGGATACATATTTGCATCAGGGTCTACGAGAAAAGCAAATTTAACAATTTTACCCAATGACAATGGCAGGTTTCGACCTGACTACGAGCTGTTAAGAAGTGGTACTATCAATACTGATATGTCTATATTTAAAAATGCTTATGGTGGAATAGATCTCAGCCTGATCAATATAGATCAGATGATTACAACTGCATCTGCGTATCCAGGGTTGTCTACCGTATCAACGTCTGGTCTTGAAGCTGCAGCCAGCGGCGGCACTAATGACTTACCAGATGACACGTCAAGCGAGTCAATAGCTGCGCAGGTTGCCGGAGTCACACCTGATAGTATGGGAGGATCATCGACTTCAACAGGCCCTGTATTGACAATTTATCAAAGAACTAGAGATCCAAGCTCCAATGAGATCTCTATTTTTGATATATCGAATCTTTATTATGGAAATAGAATACTTCCTGGGTCACTCTATATCACAGACCCTGACGTCACAGGCTCAGGAGAAAAAGTTAAAATCACCGTTAGAGATAATGAAAAAGGAGGATTATACAGGGCTGACGCTTTAACAGAACATCCTAAGTGGGCAAATGTTGGCACGGTTCTTTATAATGAAGGAGTTGCTGTCATTAAATCTCCTCACATAGCGTATTTTGGAAAGAATAGATTTGAAATGTCATTCAAAGGTGATCAAAATATTCATGTGTTGACAGTTAATATTCCTGCTGGTGTGGGATTGTTTAACTCATCATCAAATCCACAGTATAAAGTATTATCAGCATCACTTAATGCAAATGACGAGGAGTCTAGATTTGTATACGTATCGGGACTTAATCTTCACGATGATAATCTTAATATTATCATGAGGGGAAATCTCGCTCAGCCTGTTTTAAAGAGGCAAGAGGATGAATTTTTAATAAGATTTAAGATGGATTTTTAAAAAGAATATTGATGATTAGCATAAGAGAAATGGCTGAAGGCTGGATAAACTACGTAAGAGACAAACAGCCAGATGGTCTCTCTGATGAGATGAGAGAGATGTCTATTGAGAGAGCGAAAATTTGTAATGCATGCCCTAGCCTTCTTCTTAGAGAGACTAAGATTATGAAAAAAACGATATTTAAATTTAGGTGTGCTGAGTGTGGCTGTGCATTCCCAATGATGACATATTCAAAGAGGAAGAAATGCCCTAAAGGAAAGTGGCCAGATGATACTGGGTCTTGATATTTCAACAAGTTGCACAGGATGGTGCATTCTAGATAATGATGAATCTTTAATAAAGATGGGGTTTATACAGCTATCAAAGATAAAGGGTCTATTTAAAAAGGCACAAGCTGTAAGAGATGAGATATCAAAAATCAATATAGGGTATGAAATTGATAGTATTCGTATAGAAGAGGATTTTCAAGCATATCGTCCAGGATTTTCATCAGCCAAGACTCTTTCTACACTATCGAAGTTCAACGGAATAGTATCATATATTTGTTTTGAAGAATTTTATATAGATCCAATATTTGTGAATGTGAATAAGGCAAGAAAGTCTCTAGGTATTAAGATAAAGAGAGAGAAGGATTGTGGAAAGTCAACTAAAGAACAAATTCTAGATTGGGTCTCTAGTCAGATGAGCGCTACGAATTATAAGTGGCCGGTTAAAATTCTCAAATCTGGCCCTAGAAAGGGCCAGACTATTTTAGATCCTGTTTGTTATGATATGGCTGATTCATATGTGATAGCTGCATCATCTAATCACATGAACATTTAATTTTTTCCTAGTACAATTATTATATGGAGACATTTACCTCTAAGATTGACTTTATAAGACACGCACTAGGTGATGTTGAAATAGCTAGAGACGGTGTTAATGTTGCAACAGTTTGTCCAAATTGTGGATCTGAAAGCAGAAAGAAGAAGAAATTTTCAATAAACACTGAAAGCTGGAATTGTCATTGTTGGGTATGCGGAATTAAGGGAAAGAATTTAGGAAATATTCTTTTTAAATACTCTAGCTCTTCATCTTCTAATGAGTTTAAAAGAAGATTTCTTTGTGAAAAAATTAATTTTTCGAATACTGATGACATAGAGGAGAAGATAGATCTTCCTGACGGTTTTACACCTCTTTGTCTAAATTTACAATCTAAAGATCCTGATATAAGAGACTCTATAGACTATCTAAAAAAAAGAGGAATCAGTCATAATGACTTTTGGTATTTTAAGATAGGCTCTGTGACGAGAGGAAGGTTCCGACGACGAGTTATTATTCCATCATTTGACCTAGAGGGAAATTTAAACTTTTTCTCTGCGAGAGCGATTGATTCAGATGTATATAGAAAGTATATTAATTCAAATGCTAAAAAGAGTAACATCATATTCAATGAGTTAAATATAGACTGGTCTAAGGAGTTGACAATCACAGAGGGCCCATTTGATCTTTTGAAATGCAACCAAAATGCAACGTGTTTATTAGGTGCAACTCTCAGTAAAAACTCTTATCTCTTTAAGAGAATAGTCTCTAATAGAACACCTGTACTTCTTTCTTTAGATTCAGATGCCAGGGGTAAATCACTAAAGATAGCTGACATGCTTATAAACTATTCTTGTCATGTTAGAGTGATGGATTTAGAAAATTTTCAAGATGTTGGAGAGATGTCTCGATTTGATTTTGAAAGACTTAAGGAGAAGTCAAGCCAGTGGTCAAGAGAGGGGTCAATAATGGAAAAAATTTCAACAATTCAAACGGGATCGTTGTTTTAGACTCGAATAGTTATCTATGCGAGGCTGATGATGATAGATCTACTTAGAGACCTCATTAGAGAAGAGATTAAAAAGCTAATCCAGGATGACGCATTATTTAGAAGAGGTGAGCTTCCTGGAATAGTGAGACATATAGACAATCCTGGAATTGAATCTGAGTTTGATGAACCTGGAGACTATGACTGTCCAGAATGCGAAAAAAGATATCCTAGTCGATGTCCAGGTCACCAAGTAGCATACAAAATTGACACAGAATCTTACTAATTTATACAATTATAAATTTTGTGTAACCATTGATATAGTATGAGTTTAATAATTTATGAGAATAATACATTTAGCTGATATTCACTGGCGGGGTTTATCTCGTCACAAGGAATATCGGGAATCCTTTTCAAGATTTTTTGATAAGGCGCGGATGCTAAATCCGGATGTGATTTATATCGGCGGAGATATAGTTCACAACAAGACGCAGGGTATATCCCCAGAGCTTATAGATTGTCTCTGTTGGTGGTTTACTGGCCTATCTGATATTGCACCCACCCACGTAATTCTTGGCAACCACGATGGTCTGATGCTTAATAATGACCGACAAGATGCTATATCTCCTATAATATCTGCATTAAAAAATCCCAATATTCACCTATATAAAAAGTCTGGAGTGTATCCTGTTAAGAATCATGAAGATTTTAACTGGTGTGTTTTTTCATGTTTCGATGAGCCCGGGTGGAGCAGTGTTAGGCCACAAAAAAATAAAATAAACATAGCGCTATTCCATGGAGCTGTGTGGGGGTCAAAGACAGATATTGATTTTAGCATCGAGGGAGATGTTACAGATGATTTTTTTGATCAATTCGATTTCACTCTTTTAGGAGATATTCACAAACAACAATTTTTAGATGAAAGGAGGACTATTGCCTACCCCGGATCTACCATACAACAAAATTATGGTGAAGATCTAGGAAAGGGATTTTTATTTTGGGATATTGAAAGCAAAGATAAGTTTACTAGTAAATTTTACCCAATCGATCACTCGAAACCGTTTGTGACGATAGAGTGGATGGGAAATGTACAGGATACAGTTGGCGAGTCATTCATCTATCCTGACGGATCTAGATTTAGAATAAGATCAAAAAATAAAATATCACACGCAGATAGTAATCAGTTACAACATGCGCTTAAAAGAGAGAAAGAAGCAGCAGAGGTGGTATTCAAGTCTGAATCATCCCTTGATGTTTCTAAGATAACGACGACTGCAGGAATACTAAACAAGACGAATCTTAGAGATTCAAGCACACATAAAAGGCTCATAAGAGAATTTTATGCAGATCTTGATTTGAATGATGATGATTTTAAAAATTTAGATAATTTAATTGAAAAATATGTGTCACAGGTAACCGACAATCACGATATTTTAAGAAATATCAGCTGGCAAATTAATTCTATTAAATTTAATAATTTATTCGCATATGGTAAAGATAATTTTATTAATTTTGAAAATTTACCAGGAATAACTGGCATATTTGGAAAAAATAGAAAGGGAAAGTCATCTATAGTAGGATCTCTAATGTATTGTCTCTTTAACACAACTGACAGGGGATCGATAAAAAATCTTCACATAATCAATAGTAGAAAAAATAAATGTGATGCACTAATTGACGCGACTGTTAATGGAGATAAGGTAAGAATCTATAGAGAGACAGTATCACACCAGACAAGAAAAGGTGAGATTTATGCTTCAACATCTCTTGATTTAACAAAAGTAAATGAAGAAGGAGATGAAAAAGAGAATATAACGCAGGAGCAGAGGCGAGAGACAGAGAAGATATTAAGAAAGATGATTGGAACGTCTGATGATTTTTTAATGACATCGTTAGCTTCACAAGGAGAGATGAATACATTTATCAGAGAAAAAGCTACGATGAGAAAGATGATTCTCACAAAATTTTTAGATCTCGTTGTTTTTGAAAAAATGCACGAGATATCAAAATCTGAGACATCTAATTTAAGGGCAAGATTAAAACTATATCCGGAAATAGACAGAGACGAGGAGATAGATAATTGTCAATTTGATGCAATAAAAGTTTCAGATGATCTAAAAATTATAGAAAGAGAGATATCACAAAAAAGAAATATTCTCAAGGAGCTGACGATTGATCTAGCACTATCAGATAATCCTGATATTATCACTGAGGCGGAGTGTGTCAATCAGAAAAAAGCTGTTGATAATTTAACCTTTAAGATTAAAGATTTTGATACGCTAATTCTAGATATTGATGATGAGATTAAATCTTTGACATTAAAAAATGAAAAAATAGAACTTGTGAAGTCAGATTTTTCTATTGGTGATCTTAAATCTAAGCTTGAGATTCAAAAAATCCTTGAGAAGGAGTCTGTAAAGCTGAGCTATGAATACGAAACATATAAGGCTGAGCTTGAAAGACAGAATAAATCAATTAAAAAACTTAATGACGTTCCATGTGGCGACAGCTTTCCATCATGTAAATTCATAAGAGACTCTCATAAAGATCGCACTAAAATAAAATTACAATCACAGATAGTTGAAAAATCTCTAAAAATTTTCAATGATATTAAGAAATCTTTAGAAGACGTTATGTGTGAGGGAATAGATGAAAAAATTGAAAAATACAACGCGCTTGTTAAGAGACAATCTGATTTATCTATAGCTTCGTCAAAGGCGCAGATTAAATTAAATAATTCTTTAAACGATAAAAGTCATACAGTTTCTATCTTAGCTGTAGAAGATGAAAAATTACAAGAGATGGAATCTAGGATGACATACGGTGAAGAAAGTCCGTCATTTGTCATTAGATCAAGAATTGCATCTCTTGAAAATGACATAAGAAATCTTGACAAAAAGAGAATGAGACGATTTGAAAAAATAGCTCGTTTAAAAACAGAGATATCAAAGATAGAAAATGACAGAGACGAATTTGAAAAGATAAAAAATGAGCTAAGAATATATGATCTTTTCATACAGGCAGTGTCTAAAACAGGAATTCCTCTGCAGATAATGATGTCGCAGCTTCCTATTATTAACGACGAGATCTCTAAGATACTACAAGGAGTCGTAGGGTTTACGGTAGAGCTTGAGGCAGATCCAGACTCGAACTCAATGGATGTTTATATAAATTACGGAGATTCTAGACGGATAATTGAGCTAGCATCAGGCATGGAAAAAATGATGTCATCTCTAGCAATTAGAGTTGCTCTAATTAACGTCTCATCTCTAACAAAGACAAATATGCTGATAATCGATGAAGGATTTGGCGCTCTTGATGAGACAAATATTGAAGCGTGTAGTAGACTATTAGAGTCACTTAAGAAGTGGTTTAGAAATATCATTGTTATATCGCATGTTGATGCTATAAAAGATGCTGTAGATAACTCTTTGGAGATAACAAAAAATGGAAAAGATGCAAAAGTTTATAGTAGATAGCGACACAGATTCATGTTTTTTTATTACTGAAGATCCTGATTTTTTAAAGGTCCCGTTTTTTTGCCCTGTGTGTGATTTTATTATGAGCAATATAGAAGATTCAAAATTTTATAATGAGTTTGGATGCTGTTCTTCATGCAGTATGAAATTTGCACAATCTAGACGAGCTGAGTGGAAATTAGGATGGAGACCATCAAAAAAAGAGATTAATGATCATAAGAAGTTCATTGAATCTCAACCATTGAATTTATTTTTAGACGATGACCATAATTAGTATGTGGGAGTAATTTACTATGCTTAGCTCAAGTGAAATCAACGCTTTAGGACAAGTCCTTAATGACACGTGGGGACAGTCAACACGTGGAGACTTTAGAACACCAACAATGTCAATACAAACAACTCTTCAAGGTGATATCCTTTCGTGTAATTATACCACGATAGTTCACCTAGCATCAGAGAGAAACCTTAGAGATCAGGTGAAGGTTTTTGAAGAGGAGTCGATAAAACTAATTAATGACTATGCCAAGGAGATAAAGAAGGAATTCAAGGATATCGCAGGAAGAGTGCTAAAGCTCAAAGAACTCCATACGTCTGATAGTGTTGAGTTAATAACTGCATCACCATTTACGCCAAGAAAGACAGCATATTATAGAAGATATACAAGATTCCAGGTCGAGTAATGGCTAAAATTAACAAGTCAAGGCAGATATCTGAGATAGTCAAGTGTGGAAAAGATCCTGTTTATTTTTTCAACTCTTACATGAAGATCCAGCATCCTGTAAGAGGATTGATTAAATTTAATACGTACCCTTTTCAAGATGAGTGTGTAGATAAATTCATTGATGAAAGATTTTCAATAATTTTGAAGTCAAGACAACTGGGCATGTCCACTCTTTCTGCTGCATACGCCGTGTGGCTTGCTCTGTTTCAAAGGGATAAAAATATTCTTGTCATCGCTACGAAGCTCAGCGTGGCTCAAAACTTTATCACAAAGGTCAAGACCATGATAAGAAGTCTTCCAAAGTGGTTAGTTCTTGCAGAGATTGTGACGAATAACAAGCAGCTAATAGAGTTTAGTCACGGATCATCTATAAAAGCAATTCCTACGTCAGACGATGCAGGCAGATCAGAGGCGTTATCTCTATTGATTATTGATGAAGCAGCATTTGTGAGAAATTTTGATGAGCTATGGATGGGACTATATCCAACCATCTCTACAGGAGGTAGGGTTATTATTCTATCTACACCAAACGGTGTTGGAGGGCAATACTATAAGCTTTACACAGACGCTGAAGCTGGACTTAATGAGTTTTCACACATAAAATTACCATGGGAAATACATCCAGAGAGAGATCAAGCATGGTTTGATGAGACGACAAAAAACCTCTCTGATAGACAAATATCTCAGGAATATCTGTGTGACTTTGCATCTTCTGGAGAGACATTTTTATCTCCATCTGATATATCGTGGATAAGAGAAATGTGTGTTCCTCCAAAAGAAAGAGCCGGTGAAGATAGAAACGTGTGGATATGGAAGTATCCACTTTCTGAACACAGCTATATTGTTACAGCAGATATAGCTCGAGGAGATTCACAGGATTTTTCTACATTTCATATAATTGATGTCGGTGAGGGGGAGTGTGTTGCAGAGTATAAAGGAAAGATTCCCCCTGATAGATTTGCAGAACTTTTAAATGAATTTGGATTGAGATATAATAAGGCTTTAATGTGTCCTGAAAATAATAGCTATGGCTATGCAACCATACTGAAGCTTCAAGAGTTACAGTATCCGAATCTTTACTATAGAAAGAGAAAGGCAATTTTTATAGGAGACTATGTGCCAAAGTCAGATAGTGATGTTGCAGGTTTTACGACTAGCGGAAAAACACGTAGTTTAATACTAACAAAGCTAGAAGAAGTTTTAAGAAATAAACAGATTAAAGTCTATTCAACTAGATTTTACGAGGAGCTGAAGACATTTATCTGGAAAGGAAGTAAGGCACAGGCTATGAAAGGATATCATGATGATCTGGTGATAAGTTTCGCAATAGCTATGTGGTTGTATGATACATCTTCTGAGTATAGCCAAAGCTCAAAAGAATTAAACGAAGCCATGCTAAATGCTATGAAGATGACTAGGAATACATACGATGATATGCCTGGCGCGATAACTGAGGGCAGACCGCACAGCTCTACATCAAGAAATCCTAATGAGCACTCAGATAGCATAAAGAAAAATTCTCTATCACCAGGGTGGAATAATAAATTGCAGATAATGAAAGACCATGATTGGCTTATCAAGTGAGATTTTAAATGGCAGATAGGAATACTCAAAGCCTCTTCAGGCGGCTAACACAGCTTTTTAGAAGCGGGCCTGTTATTAAGAGAAAGGTTAGAGACTTCGAGTCTTCATCTAAGCGATCATCTGCGTTTGAAATGTTTAGAAAGACGCAGAGCCACGTGTATAGCACAGCAATGAGCGCGTATGGAACATACGACAGGATGGCAAGATATTCTGACTTTAGTGAGATGGAATATACTCCAGAGATAAGCTCTGCTTTAGATATATACTCTGAGGAGACGGTCGCCGCTGACGAGCACGGAAAAGTACTTCACATACATTCTGAAAATCCAACCATTCAAAAGTTGTTAGACGAGCTTTTTTATGATACGTTAAATGTTGAGTTTAATCTCACTTCATGGGTTAGAAATCTTTGCAAATATGGTGATTTCTTTTTATTCAATGATGTTAGTCCAGATTATGGAATCATCAATGGATATCCTATGCCGGTAAATGAGGTAGAGCGTGAGGAAGGTTTTGATCCAAATGATCCCATGGCCGTAAGATTTAGGTGGGTAACACAGGGAAATCAGGTTCTCGAGAACTGGCAGGTGTGTCACATGAGAGTTCTTGGAAACGATGCATTTCTTCCATATGGATCATCTGTTCTTGAGGCAGCTAGGAGAATCTGGAGACAACTAATCCTTGTAGAGGACGCGATGCTAGTCTATAGGGTGGTGAGATCTCCTGAGAGAAGAGTTTTTTATGTTGACGTTGGAAATGTACCGCCAGAAGAAATTCCAAATTATATGGAACAGGTCCAAGCAACACTAAAGAAGGCACAGGTTGTTGATAGAAACACAGGAAGGGTTGATCTAAGATATAACCCACTAAGTGTTGATGAGGATTATTATCTTCCAGTTAGAGGTTCTGATTCCGGAACCAAGATAGACACGCTTGCTGGCGGTCAAAATGCAACAGCAATAGAGGATGTTGAGTATATTCAAAAGAAACTTTTTGCAGCACTCAAGATACCAAAGGCATATCTTGGATATGACGAAGGTCTTGGCGCAAAGGCAACTTTATCTCAAGAAGATATAAGATTCTCTAGAACAATTAACAGGATCCAGAGGACTGTTGTTGCAGAACTTAATAAGCTTGCTATAATACATCTATTTTGTAATGGATTTGAAGGAGAAGATCTGCTAGATTTTGTTTTACAACTTTCAAACCCATCGACTATAGCACAACAACAGAAGCTAGAGCTATATAGAACCAGATTTGAGATAGCTACATCTGCTGCAGGTGTCGAGGGACTAGTTAGTAGGGATTGGGTTAGAAAAACTCTGTTTAATATGACTGATAATGATATAGAGAACGTTAGGGAGCAGAGGATAGAGGACAAACTGGAGGATCTTGAGGTTGAGGCTGTAAAGCTACCAGGCATTGAAGGTGAAGAGGCAGGTGAAATGGGAGGCGAGGAGTATATGGAGGAAGAGCCTGCCGAAGATCTAGAAATGGCCTCAGATGACATGAATACAAAGAATCTACCACTTTTAGATGGCAGTAGCGAGTTTAATTTAAAGGATCTTTCAATAATCGATCACGATGCGCCCATAAAGGCACAGAATAGTGTAGATAGATTGTCAGAATTTCTAAAGAAAGGTGAAGAGGATATTAATGAAGAAGAGGATATTAGTGAAGATGATGAAGATGAAACGCCGGCAGAGAGAGCTAATGCAAATAGCAAAAGAAGGAATAAAAAGGGATATTCACACACTGATCACTTAAAGCTAGTCTCGTCTGATCCTAAGAACGTATCTGACTCTATTGCTCATCCATACGCTGAAAAACTTAGAAGACAAAAGGAAAAAAGTGATAGAAAAAATGATATAAATCCCATAAAAGATATTTTTAAATCATCAAAACTAACAGAGTATGATGAATTTATATCTAGTTTTATTGATGATAAGATGGAATTTCAAGCAAGAATGACATCCCAGATAAGATCTACGTTAAAATCACTCGAGAATAAAATAAGTAATGATAGAAGGGTAATATCAGAGACTGATAATCCTTCGGAGGATGAAGTATAGTTCATGTCAAAATCTCACAATAAAAAAAGAAATGTCGGGATTATTTATGAGCTCTTGCTCAGGAGTATATCTAGCTCGCTAATAAATAATGATAAGCCGTCTGCACAAAAAGTTCTTAACATAGTAGGAAAGAGATTTGATAAATCAACTGAGATCTATAAAGAGTTTAGACTATTTAATGCGCTGGCAAAATCAACAGTTAGTAATTCAGCTGTAACAGCAGCAATTTTAACAGAGGCTAAACAAGCAGCAAGAAGATGTGATTTTTCTAAGCTAAATAAGGAAAAATCTTATTTGATTAGAGATATAAATTACAATATCAATGATTCTAATTTTTATCACAGGCGAATACCTGAATATAAAATCTATGCCACGATTCAGACACTCTTAAACGGGTGGAGAGAAGGAGACAGAGCTGATCTCACAAGAATAGTCCAGTATGAGTCAAAGGTTGCAGAGCACCTACTAAATGAAAAAGAAAATCCTCTTTTGGAGGAGGATATCAATACTGATGTAAATTCTCTTGTTGTGAATATAATGGCAGAAAAAATCAATAAGAGATATCAGGGTCATCTTAATGACGAACAGGTCAAGGTTATAAGAGATTATGTCTTTTCGCTTTCTGAGGGAAAGGATGATAGAATATTGAAGAGATTGAAAGAGATAAAAGATAGGACGATAATGGATTTAAAATTATTTAGAGACATGACAGATAATAAAATTCTCTTAAAGAAAATAGACGAAGTTAAAGAAAAAATAACTACTGAGTCTTTTGAGAAAGTTGATGATAATTCAATTTCAAGATTTTTAGTGCTAATTAAATTACGTCAGGAGTTAAAGGAGGCAATAGATGGGTGAAAATTTACAACTTTTAACTGAGTGGACCCCTTTATCATATACGAAAGATATGATAGCTGAGTCAAAAAATTTAAATAGCGGAAAGATAATGTTGAATGGTGTCCTACAGAGGTGCAACACTCTTAATCAGAATGGCAGAATTTATCCGCACTCAGTTCTTCAAAGAGAGGTGACAAATTATCAAAAATTTATATCTGAAAATCGCGCTCTTGGAGAATGTGACCACCCAGACTCGTCTGTTGTTGAGTTAAAAAATGTTTCTCACATCGTGAGACAGGCAAAAATGGATGGTGACAATGTAATGGGTGTCATTGAGATATTAGATACACCCAGCGGAAATATATTAAAAAGCCTAATAGAGGCAGGCGTGACACTAGGAATATCATCTAGAGGGGTTGGATCGACTAAACAAGAAGGCGACACACAGATTGTTCAAGATGATTTTCAATTAATTTGCTTTGACATGGTTAGTGAACCATCTACGCCAGGTGCGTTTATGCTTAGAGAGGGAAATATGATCTCTAAGTCTGATCTTGACAAGCATTTTACTTCAACAGATAGAATTGATAGGATTTTTAATGACATCCTATCCTGGTAGAGATAATGGCAAAGCTAACAAGATCTGCGATTAAGTCAATTGTAAAAGAATGTCTCATTGAAATTTTGCAGGAGGGTCTGATGACAGACTCCTCCGCTTCCTTTATCAATGAGTCAAAAAAGAGCCATATTAGATCTAATAGCGCGCCCAAAGAAAGAAAAACCAGAGAGCCTGTTAGAAGAATGGGTCTTGATAAGATTGAATTTTCTAGTCAAAATATGTCACCCAATCAAAATCTTGATAGAAATATTAGAGAGGCTGCGAATAGCATGACTTCTGATCCCGTTTTATCATCTATATTAGAAGATACAGGAAAGACAACACTCCAAGAGCAAATGGTAGCTGAGCAAAAAACGGGGCCTGGCGGAAATGCAATTCCTACATCGATGGCAGGTGATAGGATGGCAAGGGTGGCTGCAATGTCAAACCCAGAAGATCTTTTTGGAGAGTCAGCTAGCAAGTGGGCTGATCTAGCATTTTCAGCTCCTGTAAATCGACCGCAAAATTAGACTAAATTCATTCTCTATTTTATTACATGTCGATATATGTATAGATGTTCATTCGGAGGTTTAGAATGTCTAGAAGACTTACTTTTAAAGATCTTAAAAAGATCGTCTTAGAAGAAAAGAAAAAGATGCAAAAGGCAGGAATCATTCCTGTTGAAGACGTAAAGACTGTGGAAAAGGCATGGGCTGGCGGCGATAATCTAGTTAATAAGATTGACTTTGTAAAGAAGCTTGGTATCACAGAGACAAAATTGAAACAGAAGGCACAAAAGATATCAAAGATTAGATCTGCATTAAAGAAAAACATAGTAAAGTCACTATAACTAAATCATGTCTGAATTAGAACAACTGCCAGAGGGATACCATTCAAGACGACAAACAATGGTCGAGCCTGACCCGCCTAGAGAAGGATATGCTTCAGCAAATGCGCTTGTCGGGTACAGAAGTGATGTAATCTTAAAGGGATCATTTCCGAATTCTCCCATAATGTGGACAGATAATTCAGACGATATATTAACAGATAAAGGTCAGACCCAAACATACAGGGATATAATCGAAGACGGAATAATATCTGGATATGAATTTCCCACCGGAGTCCAGTTCAATTATGAGGGTTCGCCTGACGTATCAAGCGTAGCCCCGTCTGGAGACAAGGGCGGAGCAGGAAATCCAATGACAGCTGAAACTTTAGAAGGAAACGCTTGGCCGGTACCAAATCCCGTATCATCTCCCCACGCAGATCCCTATCTTCAGCAGTCATACGAAGGTCCAGAATATATTCAGAGAAATATTAATTTTGGCTGCGGACCCACGTCACCCCAAAATCCATCTGTAACATCATCAGAAATTGGATCACAAGATTTTACAAGTTTAGATATGGGCTCTCGAGGTGGTGAGACCAGGGTGGGCGCTGATAGTAATGGTAAGATAACTGTCTAGAAGTTCTCACTTAAATGTGATAGTTTTTTAAGTTCGTCATATTTATATTGTTAACACACAAGGAGAGTTAAAAATGGCATCACAACCACAGACAATGGTTCAACCCGCAGCACCCGTAGACAGGCCTTACGGGTCAAGAAATGAAAGTAATCTAAAGTCTATATTTGCAGATTCTCCTCTTTACACAGATTACAATGATGATGAATTGATAAAGACGCTGTATCAGGAAGACGTTTTAGACGGCACAGTTACTGATGGTCTTGGATTTCCTAATTTTGATACATCATATACAACAAATGGATCTCCGAATCTTGAGGATGTAGAGACAGGCGGCGGAGGAAAGCCAGCAACCCCATATGTCCCAAATCCTGATTCACCCGGTCCTGGTAGCACATCTGCTGCAGATCAGGCTGAATTTGGAGGAACAATTCCAGATAGCGCACCGGAATATGGATCTGGACTCGGAGGTCTCGTATCTCCAAACACGACAAGTACCGAAATTGAAAAGCAGACTCTAGGATCATATATCTCTGGAAAGTCTTATGCTGGATCAAATGGTGCGACGTAATTGAGATATGACAAAGAGGCTTTACTATAATCCTGCATCAGCTACTGGTGATCCAAGAACTGGGCATGGTTACGGTAAGGCACAGAAGATACCAAGCATGGGAACCGGCGTAGGTTCTGAGAGAATGGTAAGCTCATCAGAAACTGGTATATACGCTGAACCTTTTATCGATGATGAGGATGAAGAGGATATTTTTGATGACAAAGAGGAAACTGATAGATTTGTTCAAATGATAAATAAAAATGTCGTAAGCCCAGATCCAGCATTTTGGCCACGCGCTGACAGAGGATCTCTAGGGCAGACTAGCGTCGGATGGGCACTTGGTTTTGGAGGAACTGGAATCGGAGAGGCAGCGTATAGAAGGGCTACAGGCCAAAGCCTACCTGTCCCAAAGGGACAGAAGCTTCCAATGGCATCAAAGGGCATAGCACCATTTCCAAATTCTATTCTTTACCCATCAGGATTTGACGGGCCTCCGTTTGGTACGGGAAATGCAGGCCAGGCATTTAGAACTACAGGTCCAGCAAGAAAGACAGGAACGCAGTATGGAGCTTCTCGTGCGCCGCTCGAAACGTTAGACGATGAAGAGATCCCAATAATGTCTTTTAAGGATATTTTAGATATTGATCCTGATGAGAGATCTATATTAAGGCAGAGAATAAGGATAATGAAGCTATTAAATAGGATAGATGAGATTGATTCTGATGTAAATTTAGATTCAGCATAATAATTAAATGTTAAGAGGGACTATAATGTCACAAACACTTTACGACGAAGCGATAGCAGAGGCAAAGCTTTTAAAAGAGACAGCTGAACAAAATGCTAAAAATGCTATAATAGAGGCAGTCACACCCAGAATTAGAAACTTTATAGAAGATCAGCTGATAGGTCATGAATCTTCCAGTCAGTTATCTCAATCAGATATTTTATCTGACGTAGCTTCAGATATAGTCTCTATGAATAGCAGTGGTGACGATGTAGTGCTTGATGAAAGCGCTCTTACCTCTTTACTAGAAGTGTTTGGAGGAGAGGATTTAGCTAGCGTTTCTTCTGAGAACGTTGTTAGCGACGCCCTTAGAGAGTCATTTGGTTCACTAGATGTTACTGATAGGCGAAAATTATTACAAGTGGCCAATAAACTTAATCAAAACCTAGATCTTTTTGAAGGTCACGTAATAGATAATGATGTATGTGTTCAACAGGAGAGCTCTAGAATGGCTAGATCCAAAAACGTTCTATATGAAGTTGACCTCGATGAGTTAGCAGATATGGCAGCTGAGATGATGTCAGAGAAAGATGCTGACGATGAAGAGGAAGAAGATGATGAGAAGCTCGATGAGATCATGAATCTTTTGGGGTTAAGTCATCTTAATGAAGATACGATAGAGATTGATTTAGGAGACGCAGAGCTTCCTGAAGATGTTCAACTCGCCGCTCGTCTAGTTTTAGATGACGAAGATGAAGAGGGCGAAGATGTTGAGGTTGACGTCGAAGAAGAGGAAGAGTTTGACGTACCACTTCCAGGAGAAGAGGAAGAAGAGGTCGAGGTTGAAGAAGAGGACCTCGATGAGATTTTTGAGATAGATGAGAGTGTTCTAAGATCCGAGATCAGACGATTACGTCAAGGAATCTCTGAGGCTAAGGATATGGCTCAGTTAAAAGGTATTAAAAATGACATGGCAGCCAGCTGGGGTGGAAAAGGTAACTCCAAGGCCGGCGTGAAAGGCTCGTACGGCGGAGCCGGAAAAGGAAAGGCCGGTGTCATTGGTGCGTTTGGTGGAGGAAAGGCTAGCGGTGATCCGTTAAAGGTAACACTTAACAAGCTTTCCGAGACGATAAAGAAAGAGAGGCGCAAGAATCGATCTCTCAATAAGAGGCTCAGTGAATACAGAAGTGCAGTTGAAACACTTCGTGAGCAGTTGACAGATCTTAATCTGTTCAACGCAAAGCTTCTCTATGTAAACAAGCTATTGCAGAACAAGGACGTATCATCCTCGCAGAGGAGAACCGTCGTTGAGTCAATTGACAATGCTAAGAGCTTGAGAGAGGTAAAGTTAGTCTATAGAACTCTAACGGAGTCCTTTACGAAGGGTAATAGCGGAGTTCTAAGAGAATCAGCAACGCGTCGAACATTAGGTTCGTCTTCACGTGTGGCAGGCAGATCTTCATCTGACTCTGCTTCCGCTGAGGTGAATCGTTGGGCGGTGCTTGCAGGAATCAAAGAATGATAACAACTGCACAACTAATATTAAAGGAGATATAATGTCTAAGTCATTCACACTTAATCAGCTAACCGAAGGTATTCGCGAACGTAACGTGGGTACTGAGGGAACGCGACTTGTGAACAAGTGGTCAAGGACAGGTCTACTTCGTGGTCTACAGGATCACAGTCGAGAGATCATGTCGCGTCTTCTAGAGAACCAGGCTGCACAGCTTCTGAGAGAGCAAAACTCTCTCTCTACAGGCGGTGGAAACCTAACATCCTCTGGAGACATCCGCGGTTTCACAAACATAGCATTCCCGATCGTCCGCCGAGTTTTCGGTGGTCTCGTCTCTAACGAGCTTGTATCAATTCAGCCCATGAGCCTTCCATCTGGTCTGCTCTTCTATCTGGATTACACCTATGGATCTAACGTTGGTGGTGACGCCAGCCTAACCACAGGTGATGCAGGAACAAACGATGCCGAACAGTTCGCTCGTGGACAGTCGATCTACAACTTGCCAACAGGTAAGGGTGTCCGTTCAGGATCTCTCGCGGTTGGTGGTCAGTATGACCTTGTTGGAACGACATATACAAAGGTTCACAAGACAGCAACTGGTGCAAACCTGACGCTTCTCGCATCTGGTGCATATAACGCATCATCTACACTTCAGAATGGTGGAACGTTGTGGGCTACGGGATCTGACGGCAAGCTTCTTCAGTTTGACCCACAGGTGACAAATCTCATTGAAGATCAGAATGGAGTACTAACAGGTGAGGGTCAGTTCCAGGCTCTGGTATTTGATCTCACAGCTTGGCCAACTGATTCTGAGCTTTCACAGATCAAGGGTGTGGGTCTCTACTCTCAAGCTGACTCCGGTGCTGGAGCAGATATTGTAGCTGATGTGGGTCTCCATGAGCTTAATGATGGAGATACTAACATCCTCCAAGGTGGAAAGAATCTGGTAAATGTTCGTCGTCTTACACAGATTGGAACGTATAGCGGAGGTGTATTCACACCTGCACCGCTTGCTACCACTAATACCACGAACGGTGCGATTCTAATGGTTGTATCGGGAACTCTTGTTGGTGCAGGACTCGGGGCTACTGATACGAACCTCACAGCTTCATACGTCATAGGCCCAAGCCTTAACGTTGACACAAGCGCAGGTGACGTATTAACTATTCCGACATTTGAGTCAGATTTTAGTACGGCTCCTAGTCCGGTGATCCCTGAGATCGACATCAAGATTGAGTCGATCGCTGTTACAGCTGTGACACGTAAGTTACGTGCCCGTTGGTCTCCAGAACTCGCTCAGGATCTTAACGCCTACCACAGCCTTGACGCTGAGGTCGAGCTAACCCAGATCCTCTCCGAGCAGATAGCACTAGAGATTGATCGTGAGATTCTCAATGATCTTCTCTCTGAGGCACAAGGAGCTAACTACTACTGGTCGAGAATGCCTGGTAACTTCGTTAATAAGACGAATGGAACTGCGGTGACAAAGGCAAGTGCACTTGCTGCAGGCCCAACCTTCACAGGTACAGTTAGAGAGTGGTACGAGACACTGGTCGAGACAATCATAGATGTCGCTAACCAGATTCATCGTAAGACTCTA